ATTATTAAGTCTTCCTGTATCGGTATCAAATCTACCAATATTATCATAATAAGAGAAAATATTTGGATCATAATCAAAATATTCTACAGAAGTTACATTGTAAGCAGTGCTTGGAGTACGAGCTACTTTAATTTGATTTCTATAGAAATAGAATGCTAACCACCAAGTTCTAGTTAGAGCTGGTTTTCTCTTTCCAGTTACGATCAGTGTGCTTTGATCTTCCAACCATTCAACTACTGTAAAATCTTCTTCAAAGTAATTAGATTGATAATAGATGACTCCTGGATCATAAGATGGTTCATATGATTGATCATCATAATACCAAGAAGCTTGCTTTACAGTTTCTCCTTTATAAAATACTGGAGGAACTGCAGGTCTACCAAAAACAGTATCATGATCTTTTGGTACTTCGATTTTTAATTTGTAGTAAGTTCTTAATGTTGGAGTTAAAGAATAGTCAGTATTATATCCCCCACCATTATCGGTGATTCTTATATTTGTAGGAACACCAATAGAATCTGTCTCTGCATATGCATCAATATCTTCAACTACCTTTAAAACAGGAGTTGTTGTATATCCAGTTCCTCCGTTAGAAACGATAACTCTAACAACTTTGCTATTATTAGTTAGAACTTGGAATTGATATCCAGATCCTCCACCAGAGCTAACAACAATTTTGGGATTAATATACCCATCACCATTAGTATCAACAGTTACAGAGGTAATTGTGTTTGTTTCGGCATTATAAGTTGGAGTAACTTTAGCTTCGTTTTTAGGATCTGGTAGTACACCTAAAATTTGTGGTACAGATTTATATCCAGAACCAAAATCATTTAATCTAATAGAATCGATTTCTCCAATAGAGGAAGATGAACTAGTAGTATAGGAGATAGTTCCATTTCCATCTGTTTGTGGAACAACATCTAACAAATATGCAAATGCTGTATCCGAAACATAATCAACAGTTTGTTGACCTTGTAATGGATCTTTTACTACTTGTAAGTATGATCCTTCTGTTTCTGTAGTTTTATTACCATCATCATCTTCAGAGAAATAATAATAATTCGTATAATTTAACTCTTCCCTTTCGTATTGTTTTGACCAATCGCCAAGAACATCACCATTGATTGTATTGGTATCTCTAACTTTGTATCCAAACAATACAGAAACAAATCTTTCACCAGCATTCAGATTTCTAGACAACTCTTTCGTAAAGATGTTTCCATTTTTACTAGGAGAAATTATGAGAGTTTGATCATCCATAGAAAAATGACTGACATCAAAAACATATTTGTGATATTGTTGAACTGGTATGATTGGATTTGGTGTGAAATCACTCTCCAGTGCTCCAGGAACATTACTAAATTCTAGTCTTGCAACTGCATCTTCTACAGTGGAAATAGAAACCGATTTTTGTGGAGAACTTTCGTCTCTAAAAATACTTGAGAATGTAATAAGGTTGGCATTGGATGCATCAACCGTGTAATCATATGAAACTAAAAGTTCATGTGTTGTTGTGTCATACGAAATAACTTTAGGATCATTTACAGAAGATCCTAGTCTCTGCTCGGCAGTAAATCTATATCTAGGATTATGAATAGATACATCTTCATTGAAGTAGTGATCTGCTGCAACTGTTCCTTCTTGTGCTCTAGCAACAGTAACTTGTTTGTTTACTTGATCTACATCTGTAACTAAAACAACTTCATCATATATTTTTAACTGATCATTTTCAGAAATATTTGTCAATTCTCTCAATTGAAGAACTGTATTTTCTCTTGCAAATCCAGCATGATCTACTTGTAAAATTACATTAGGTATACCAGGAAGTCCTTGCCCGCCTAAAGTACCTGAAGTAATAGTTAAGAGATCTCCTTTTGCGTATCCATATCCTGGATTTGTAATCTGTACAGAACTTACAGTGCCATCAGGACCAACAATTACAGTTGCCGTAGCATTTGCAGGATCTCCACCTCTACCAATTCCATCACGAACTTCTTCTTGGTCGAGGAACAATAGTTCCACATCCAAATAAGTATCGGGGAAGTATGCTTGACCAGTATTTAATATGTCAACTCTTCCTACACCAGAATTTTTTAGTAGCGTATTTGCATAAACAGGGTTCAATGAAACTTTTTGGAAAGTTTTTCTCCTTACTTGATAAGTAAAAGCTTCATCAGGATCAACCTTGACATCTACAAAACTGCCAACAGACAATCCGTGAGGTTCAGATGTTCTTGCTACAGCAATATTATTATTGATTGAGAATGGAACTAATCCAGAACTTAAAGATGTAACGCTAACAATAGCAGAGGCAACCGTATCAATTAACTTGTCACTTTGTAAGTATGGTTCTCTTGCAACAAATTCTAATTCAGCACCACCAGATACTACAGATCCATTTCTATGAGTCGGTGCAGCACTCCCAACTTCAGCTTCAACTGCTGAACTGTTAGAAGGATTAACCCTATAAACATTATCATCATATAAGATATAATCTCCATTTTGGTATGTGCTCAATGGTTCCCAATCTAGAGCATAGAAAGAACCAGAGTCCACACGCAATCTAACAGAATTTTGTCTGATAGTTCCATCTAAAACTGTTCCAGTTGCAAGAACATTATCTCCATCAGTCCAAGATATAACAGCACTTTCTGTGTAAGAAGAATCTTGTGTCAACAAAATACTCAATACTTCAGTCGAAGAAGTATACAAATCATCGTTATTAAAAGTTCCAGTAGTATTAGTAAGAACCAGATCGGTTCCATTTACAATATTACCTAAAATAAGTCCGTTTGCTCCTGTATTTTCTTGCGTAAGAATATCTCCATCAAACAAATAAGCAGGTGTAGTTAGTCTTAATTTTACTGCTTTCTGTTCTTGAGATTCTAATGAAGATACCTCTTTTCCTTTTACTGTAGATACAATGCCACTTGCCCCAACTTCTGTACCACCAGGAGATTCAAAAAATACTTCTGATCCTGCAGAAAAAATAGGAGAACTACTGTTGACAAATACACCAGTTATACCGCCAGGTTGAACAGCATCAACAACAGCATTTGTCTCTTGTCCAATATTAATAAAGTTACTATATGATTGTAAATTATGTGTAGTTGTACCTCCATCATAATTTAAAGGTAGAAATTGAGATTCAAGTTCGTTAAAAATTCTCTTTACGTTTCTTGGAAGATCTTTTTGGGATAAATTTTGTTTGTAGTTGGATTCTGCAGGAAC